AATAGATGTAACTGGTAGTGGTAAAAAAATTACATTAGATGGTGATGTTGATATAACTGGTAATTTAAGATTAACAGCAGAAGGTATCACACTTAATAACCATACACATGGAGAAAACGATGTTGACCAACCAAATACTGCAGGACCTAACACCAATTAGTATAAATAAGATATATGGCAACAATAGCACGACAAAGTACTTACAAAGATTTAGATTTTGCTTTTAAACAAAATCCTAATACCAATGACGTTGGAATAAAAAAAGATAATGCTTCAATAAGTCAAAGTGTATTAAACATATTAAGAACTAATCATGGAGAGAGACCATTTAATTATAATTTTGGTGCTAACTTAAGGAGATATTTATTTGAGAATATGACCAGAGCAACAGCAGCAAGTATGTCTACTTCAATTAATACTGCTTTAAGTAATTGGGAGCCAAGAATAGAAGTATTAAATACAAATATTCAGGCTAAGGCTGATGAAAATGAAGTAAAGGTAACAGTAACCGGGAGAGTTAAATCAAGTAATGAAGTACTTGATATTACTACCACAATAGAGAGATTACGATAATGGCAATAGAACGTAGAATAGCAGCAAGTGAATTAGATTTTGACCAATTAAAAAATAACTTAGTTGCTTATATGAAAGCAACCGATACAACCTTCAATGACTATAACTATGAAGGCTCAGCAATGGCAACCATTATTGACGTATTAAGTTATGTAACACATATAAATTCAATGAATGCAAACTTTGCTCTTAATGAAACATTCCTTGACACAGCTCAATTACGAACTTCTGTGGTATCTCACGCTAAGCTATTAGGATATACACCAAGGTCTATAGCGCCCTCGGTCGCTGTTATAAATTGTAAGATGGCTAAAGGTTCTGCCACTCCTTTATGGAATCATGACGCAGATAATAATCCACTACCATTAACTATGACAAGGGGTACTACATTTCAAACGGTTATTGATGGTATCACATATCCAATGTTTAATTCAACGACCACTACCATCAACTATGATGCAACTAATGGTTGGTTATTCTCAAACCTTGAGATTGAGCAAGGAACATTAGAAACTATAGTATACACATATCAAAATAATACTTTTGAAACATATTTAATTCCTGATATTAATGCAAATACAAAATCCATTAAAGTCACTGTGAAAGATTCAAGTGCATCTACTGCATCTAAGGTTTATACTTTAAATACTAATATGGTAAACTTAGACGGTACAAGTGAAGTATACTTTTTAGAAGAAGGAAGAGATGGATATTATGAAATTAAGTTTGGTGATAATATAGTTGGTAAAAGACCACTTAATGGTGCTATAATTACTATTGAATACTCTAAGATATCATCAGGCACTGACGTTAATGGTGCCACTACATTTACATTGACAGATTCAATTGCTGGTAACTCAGATGAGACCATCACATTAGTAACTAAAGCTACTGGTGGTGCACCAAGAGAAACTAAAGAAGCAATTAAGTTTAATGCTCCACTTTCACATGTATCTCAAAATAGGGCTGTTACACCTGATGACTATAAGACAATTATTAAAAACGAATTTGCCGACATTGAAGCTGTTGCTGTATGGGGTGGTGAAGACCATGATGTACCAGATTATGGTAAAGTTTATATAAGTATTAAACCATTATCTGCTGAAACACTAACTGATGCTCAAAAGACAACAATAAAAACTAACATTCTTAAGCCAAAAAATGTCGTATCCATCACTCCGGTTCTTGTCGACCCAGAATACACTTATATAGACCTTGAAGTCTATTTTAAATATAATCCTAACCTTGCTACAGTAACAGCATCTGGTTTAGCAACTTCAATAAGGACTACACTCGTGGCATATAATAATGATACCCTTAAGAGTTTTAATGGAGTATATAGAGATTCAAATGTTGTGAAGAAAATTGATGATACAAATATTGCTATCCTATCTAATATCACTCGTGTAAAAATGACCAAAAAAATTACACCTGTTCTTGGTACAGCAACTAAATATACTCTTAAATTTAATCAAGCATTAACTGATATTGATGCTACTACAGGTACTACTGGTGCTTATTTGACTTCAACCGTATTCACATTTGGTGGTGTTGATTGTAAACTTAAAGACTATTATGATAGCTCAAGTGATACACGAATTATTCAAATAGTTAATACAGATGGTTTAGTACAAAGTGCAAATGTTGGTGATGTGAATGAAGAGTCTGGAATAGTTACTCTTAACTCATTTCAACCAACTGCATTACCTACAGGCTCAACTACAATTGACGTGACTGTTAAGCCAGCATCATCTGATGTGTCACCTACAAGAAATGAATTATTAACAATTAATACCTCAACCGCAACGATAACAGGAGAGATAGATACTATGGCTACTGGTGGTACAACTGCTGGTATTGACTATACAACGGTGGCTAACTAATGGCTGGCCTAGGTAAATATAATATATCATCATACATAGATGACTTAATACCTGAACATGTACAGACTTTATATCCTGACTTAGTTAGTTTTCTTAAGGTATATGCTCTTTATTTAGAACGTTCAAATCAATCTGGTTTTTATCTTAATGCATTAGATATCCAAAGAGATATTAATTTTGTAGAAGATAGTCTCCTTACAGAACTTCAAAATGAGATTGGTACTGCTGTACCACGTGACTTTGCTACAGACCCAAGGATGTTTTATAAGAGGCTTATTGAATTTTATAGAAGTAGGGGTACACCAGAATCTATTACAGCATTTTTTAGAATGATATATGATGATGAGGTTGAAACATATTTTCCATTTGTAGATTTATTAGAACCATCAGATGGAAATTGGACAGACCAGGCAACTGATATTCAAAGTAATCAATCCTCATATACACCAACAAATGTAATCACAATTAGTGGCACACCAACAGTAGTTAGTGGAAATAATGATAGTGGTAATGGAATATACCTTGATGATGATGTGGTATTTGTCAATAATGTATATCAAACACCAGTCACAGATTATGCTGAGGCTGTATATTCAGAATCAAATACAACTAAATATAAGTTAACATTTACAAGCGCATTGTCAAACGGTGATGTGGTTAAAACATATCCAAAGGGTTTGTTTACTAACAATGATGGATTCTTATCAGATAAAAAATACATACAAGACTCATATTATTATCAGCAATTCTCATATGTTCTTAGGACTGGTAAAAATATAGCAGATTGGAAAAATGCATTTACAAGATTAGTTCACCCAGCAGGATTTAAGTTCTTTGGTGAAATTGCAATACTAGTTAAGTTATTGACTTCAGGTATACCAACACAATTATATGGTTGGTTACCAACAGCTGGTAAAATTAATCTTAATATAGGTGCATTCCAAGTTGGACCAGTAAATTTCAATTCAAATTTATATGAAATAAGCTGGACACACACACCATTAACTACAAATGAAACTTATAATATTGGTTCAGGTGGTGGTAGAATAGGCATGTGGAATCATTGGGACAATATGAAGTTTAGATATTTAGGTCCAAACAGTGATTTTGCTCGATATACAGTGCAAGATAGTATAAATAACAATATAGGTTTACAATTCGGAATGGGTGGAGCAAGTTCACTCGTGATTTCATAAATAAAACAAAGGAAAAGACATGGCAGCAATAATAACTAGCAAATTTAGATTAGATACAACTAATAAGTTCTTAGCTAGTCTTGCGGACAATCAATTCTACATGGCTTTGGGACGGCCTAATGCATGGACTGATGATACGGTTCCAGACACCCCATATGAAAATGACTACGCATCAAATACTCTGTGGGAAAATATGTTTGCCATGAAGAAGATTGCTAGTACAGATATTATTCATTGTTCACCAAGAAATCTTTGGGTTTCTGGTACAACTTATGTAGAATATGATGACCAAGACACCAACATAGAAAGCAAAAAATACTTTGTTATCTCAGATAACAATAATGTATATATGTGTTTAAAGGCTGGTTCAGGAACAAGTACAACAAACCCAGACACTACTGGTGTTCAAACATCAGGTGTTATTAATCACTCAGGCTCAGATGGATATATATGGAAATATATGTTTACAGTCCCAACATCTGATGTAACTAAGTTTTTAACAGCATCATTCATACCAACAAGACATATTAAAGCTTCACCTCCGGGAGGTTCTGACACAGCATTGGTTAATCAATATAGTGTACAGACTAACGCAGTTGATGGTGCAATATATAATATGAAGATTACAACAGCAGGAACTGGATATACTTCAGCTCCAACATTGACTATTGTCGGTGATGGTGCAAGTGCTGCAGCTACGGCTGTAGTATCAGGTGGAGCTATTACAGATATCACAATGACTAATGTTGGCACAGGATATACCCACGCTACTGTTACAGTAACAGGTGGCGGTGGTTCAAGTGGTGCGGTAAGACCAGTGATTGGTCCTCCAGGTGGATTTGGTGCAGACCCAACTAATGATTTACGTTCACATTATGTAACAATTAATACTACATTTACAGGTGATGAATCGGGTACAATTCCTGATTCAAATGACTTTAGACAATTGGCTCTTATTAAAAATCCAATTGAACAAGCTAATGAGACAGCAACTCTTTCAGCTTCTGGCTCAATGGTAGTTGGTAACTTTTATAAGATTTTAACAATGGGTACATCTACCGATGCGCATTGGGAAACTGCAGGTTCAACAAGTGGTGACCCAGTGGTTGGAGAAGTATTTAAAGCCATTGCTACTACATCAAGTGGTTCGGGTACTATTGCTCAAGTTGCAGAAGCAAGTGCATATAATACATGTAAGAGCTTAACTGTAGCAACAGGAGTATCATTCCCAGCTGACCAAATAGTTGAAGGTACTGTAACAGGTGCTAAGGGCATGGTTGTAGAATATGATTCAGTAAATGGTATTATATATTATATACAAAACGAAACTACTGGTTTTGGTACATTCACTGCTTCAGATAATATCCGTGAGGATGGAACATCAATTGCAGGACAAGATTGTACGGCAGTAGGAGTTCCTTTAATTAATCATCATTCAGGTGAGGTAATGTTTATTGAGAATAGGACGGCAACCACGAGGGCTGATGGGCAAGTAGAAACAGTAAGATTAGTAATCGCATTTTAATAGGGAAGAAAAATGGCAATAGCATTTAACGTAGAACCATACTGGGACGATTTTGAAAGCGTAGCTTCAGGTAATACGCTTAGTCCTAAAGAACAATATCAAAGGATATTATTTAGACCCGGTAAGGCTGTACAAGCACGAGAGTTAACTCAGCTACAAACACAGTTACAACATCAAATATCTTCTGCGGGAGACAATATATTTAAGGATGGTTCGGTTGTTGTGCCTGGTGCGGTTCACCTTCATAATAAAGTTGACTATGTTAAATTAGATTCGGTTAATTCATACTGTGATACTGTTGATGAATTAGTTGGTACTGAGTTTACTGATGGTACAAACAAAGCAAAAGTTCTTCATGCAGTTTTAGCCGAAGGCTCAGACCCAATTACAATATTTGTGCAATATACATCTGGTACTATATTTGCTGATAATGCAACTATAACAGATGGAGTTAATAAATCAGCTGAAGTAAAAGCATCTGCCGCTACAGGTTTTGGTTCAATAGTATCTATGGAAGATGGTATATACTATATTAAGAAACATTTTGTCACAGCTAAAGCTAAGACAATTGTATTATCCAAATATACTTATGATGTATCATTTGATATAGGCTTACTCGTTACAGAAGCTCTTGTTAGTTCAGGTAGTGATTCATCATTAAATGATAATGCCACAGGTACTCCTAATGAGTCCGCACCTGGTGCACACCGTTATTCTATTACAGCAGCATTATCTTCTCAAGCAGTTAATGCAACAACAGGTAATTTTGTTCTTATAGCTAGATTAGAGTCTGGTGTTATTACAAAGAATGCACGGACCCCTGATTATAATGCTTTAGAAGATGAGTTAGCACGTAGAACATTTGATGAATCAGGTAACTATTATGTTAATCCTTTTCCAGCTATTGTCAAAACACATCAAGCTTCAAGTCCTGATGCTACAAAACTATCTCTTGCAGTTGGCCCTTCAAAAGCTTATGTAAGAGGTTATGAAATAGAGAAATTAGGAACTAATAATGTTCATTTTAATAAAGCAAGAACATCAGAATTAGTTACAGATAAACTTACAGAGATAACACATAATAACTATATTGAAGTTACAGATATGGTTGGCACACCTGACATTACTACATTCGGTAAAATTAGTATTGAGAATTCAGGTGGTACAGAAATTGGTACTTGCCGTGCACGGTCAATCGAACGTGTAAGTGGTAATGGTGCATCATCTGCATCAAGATATAGAATACATATATTTGATTTTACTGGTACAATGACAGCGGCAACTCAATTAGATGACAAAGAGGGTACCGCGGCAGGTACAACCTTTGCTGCAACAATAGCAGACAGTGGTGCAGCTACGGCATATAACCTTGGTCCAGATAGTTTAGTATATGATTTACCTTACGAAAGAATAAAAACATGTAATAGCCAAACAGATGGTACAACTGATTTTAACTATAGATATGAGACTAATCGTATAGTTGGTTCAGCTACTGTATCAGGTTCAAATACTGCTACATTTACTGCGGTTGCTGCCAATGAACAATTTGGTTCTAAATCACTTAATACAAATTGGATTTTAATTAATGACACTGATTCAACAGTTGGTGGTGAAGAAGTAACTACGACTGATATTACAATTGATAATAGTGCATCTCCTCCTAGTGTTGTAATTGCTAATTTACCAGCTTCTGCTGTAGGTGATACCGTTAGGTTAATCGCTCCAATGGTGCGTACATTAGACCAAAAGACTAAAACATTAGTTACTAATCAGTCTACTTCACTAAATGCAGGAGCAGATTTTAGTACTCCAGGTAGTACGAATGCTCTTGGTCATGCAGACATATATCGTATAGTATCTATTACTGAAACTTCGGGCGGTGCTGATGTAACTGAACACTTTGATTTAGATAATGGTCAAACAGATACTCATTATGGTATTGGTCATATTACATTAAAGTCTACATCTAACTATACTGCAGCTGTAGCACTTACTGTTACATATGACTACTTCTCACATTCAGCTGGTGACTTTTTTACAGTTGATTCATATACTGGACAGGTTGATTACGAAGACATTCCTAAATATAATGACCAAGAATTAAGAAGTGCAGTTGACTTTAGACCAAGAATGGATAATACTGGTGGTAACTATACAGGAACAGGTGCTCAAACAGCGTTTGCTCCTACAAGATATTCACAATTTGAAACTGATATTCAATTCTACTTACCAAGAATGGACAAAATATATTTAGATTCTAAAGGTAATTTCGGTGTTGCCGAAGGTATTCCAGACAGAACCCCTGGAGTTCCTGCCATTCCAAGTGATGCAATGCATTTATTTACATTAAGCATTCCTCCATATACATTAACCACTGAAGAAGTTGGTATTGAATTTATTGACCAACGTCGTTATACTATGCGTGATATCGGAAGGATTGATACAAGATTAAATCAAGTTGAATATTATACTGCTTTAAATTTCTTAGAAACTGAAGCACAAAATACACAAATTTTAGATACAGCATCACCATATAATCCAAGATGGAAAGCTGGTTATTTAGTTGATGGTTTTGCAAATACTCGTATGTCAAGAAATGATTCTGCTGAGTTCAGAGCTTCTGTTGATATAGCTAACCGTACACTACGACCTGGATTTTCTCAAGGTAATGCTGGATTAGAACATCATGCAACATCAACCACAGTTAAAACTGGTGACTTGGTAACATTACCGTATACTAATACTGCAGCAATTACACAAACACAGTATTCAGGAACTGTTAATGTTAACCCTTATAACGTCTTTAATTGGACTGGTTCAATGGCATTATCTCCTTCAACTGATGAATGGATGGATATTGAACGTAGACCTGAAGTTGTTATTAATAATGATGGTGAATTTGATGCTATGGTACAAGCATTACAACCTCAACTTGGTACTGTATGGGGTTCATGGACAACAAACTGGTCAGGTGGCGGTGGTCATTGGGACAATCAATATACTCCAGGTGGTTGGGAAGGCCCAAGAAATTCATATAGAAAGAGAGGTTCTTGGTCAAGAGTTTGGGTAAGTGGTAACCGACAAATCTCTGGTAAATCAAGGTCAGGTGTTCAAACAACTATCGCAGTTGAAACATCACGAGTTGAGCAAGGTGATAGAGTAGTAGAAGTTAACTTTGTCCCATATATGAGGTCAAGACTTGTACACTTTACCGCAACTCGTATGAAACCAGATACTACTGTTTACGCATTCTTTGATGGTGTAGCTGTAGCAGACTATGTTAGTGAAACTCAACCAGGTTTTACACCTCTCGTAGGTATTAATAGTGTGACTGCTCACCCAGATGGTGCTGGAGCATTAACGACTGATGCAAATGGTGCTGTATCAGGTTCATTCTTAGTACCTAATAATAGTACAACTCAATTTACAGCAGGAACAAAAGAATTTAGACTGACTTCAGACTCTACTAATAATGAAGCTTTAGCTCGTACATCAGCAACAGCAGATTACACAGCTGCTGGAATGATTGAAACAAGAGAGAACGTTATTGTTTCAACACGTATTCCACGTATACAAAGAACAAATGTTTCTTCTGGTAATGTGGCATATTCAGACCCATTAGCACAATCTTTCTTATTCGATAAAGCTCAATTTGTTACGAAGTTAGACCTTTACTTTGCAAGTAAAGATGCTGCTATACCTGTACAAGTACAGATACGTGAAATGGTAAATGGATTCCCAACTCAAACAGTTGTTCCATTCTCTGATGTAACACTTAATCCTGGTTCAGTAAATATAGATGGTACAGCCACTTCATTTACATTCCCATCACCGGTATTCTTACAAGATGGTATTGAATATGCATTTGTTATTCTTGCTAATTCAAATGACTATACTGTACGCTATGCTGAAGTTGGTGGTGAAGACCAAAGTGGTAATAGAATTTCACAACAACCATACAACGGTGTATTATTTAAGTCAGCAAATGCTTCAACATGGACAGCAGAACAAGGTAAAGACTTAACATTTGTACTACATAGAGCTGAATTTGATACTACCACACGTAATGCAGTACTTAGAAATTCTGCGTTGCCTTCAAGAGCATTAGGGAATAATCCAATTACAACAACTGATACTTCACAAAATGTTACTGTGGCTCATAGAGACCATGGAATGTCTGTTGGTGATTCGGTTACTATAGCTGGAGTTGCAGCAACGGTTAATGGTCATACTACTACACATTTAAATGCAGCACATACAATTACTGCAATCACAAGAGATTCATATACATTTGTATCAGATGGTACAGGTAGTTCTACAGGTATTGGTGGTGGTGCGGCATGTCAAGCAACACAAGGTTTAGCATGGAATACACTTAAACCAGTTATTCAAGAACTTATATTACCTAATACTGGAACATCATATACAATTAAAGATACAGCTGAAGGCAATGGTACAAGTATCGGGTCAACTGCATTAGCGATTGTTGCAAATGAAGATTATACACCATTAAGTGCTAAAGTAATTAAAGCAGGTGCAACTCATACAGTACAACTTGATGCTACATTTACTTCAACCAATAGTTACTTATCACCAGTGATTGATATGGAAAGATGTTCATTAATTACTATTTCAAATAGAATTGATAATGTAACATCTGGTGAAACTGCAGCAGCTGGTGGTGCTAACTTAGCAAAATATGTAACTAAGACAGTTGAATTACAAAGTACATCAGATGGAATTAAACTAATTATGGATTTACATCGTCCGAATAATACATTCATTGATGTATATTATAAGACTGGTAATAATTTATCAACCTTTGATACTGGAGCATGGGTATTAGCAACAAATGATTTAAGTGTCGTTTCATTCTCAGATGGCTATAATTATAACGAGACAGTATATACTATTACACCTGCAGCAACATTTACATTGTTTGCAATAAAGATTGTAATGAGGTCTACTAATACAGCTGATATACCTAAGGTACAACAACTTAGGGCTATAGCTCTTCAAGTATAATGAAAGACCAGATTGTAATGTTGCTTCTTGGATTGCTCATAGCTTTGGGTGGTTGGACAATGACACAAACATTTAGTTTGTCTACTACTCAAGCGGTGCTTGATGATAAGGTTGATAAGCTAGAAAGAGGACAAGAAAAACTTAGAGAGCAAATGGATGAAATGTTAAAAGTAGATGAGGAGATAATGGAACAACATGAAGATTTATTTAAACAAATTTTAAATAGTTCTGATACTGGTGGGACATCATATAATTACTAATGCATATACCAGTAGAAGGACATACTAATTTAATGAGAGACACGAATTCAGGTGCTATTATAAATATGAGTGGAGGTAAGATACACACAGCAAATAGGGCAGCTTTGCAAGAAGAAAAAAGAGTGCAAGAAGCCAGATTAAATAAAGTAGAACAAGACGTATCTGAAATTAAAGATATGTTAAAACAATTAATAGAGAGATAATATGGCAACAGTAAATGTAACAACAGCAAATACATTCGAGGAATGGAGAGTTAAGACCAATGAGTTGGGAACAGCTGTTGGTGACCTTACTAATTTAACTGAACCATTAGCGGGTGCAACAAATGTTATCGCTGCATTAGCAGACCATGAGACTAGAACAGAAGCCATTGATGCTATTATTGGTGTTGAAGCTTTATGGGATGCAGGTGGTACTTATGATACAATGCTTGAAGCAATTAATAAGAACCATTCAGATATTGGTGTTATTGCTAATACTGCTGGTATTAACTTAGCAGGTTCAAGCTTATCTGGATATAATGGTGATGAAACTACTCTAGTTGCTATTCTTAATGCTCAATATGCCTTTGATGGTGGTAAGGCTGGTGCTACTAATATGACTACTTCAGCACAGACATTAGCTCCAGCTATTGAAGAAGTACATTTAGAAGTAACAACCGCTACAACAAATATTGGTACAATTGGTTCACTTGCTACTTCAGCAACTAACTTAGTTGCAGCTGTTAACGAAGTTCATACTGAAACAAATACAAATACAACTGATATTGCAGCAATTGGTGCAACTTATGTAGCAGTAGCCGGTGATACAATGACCGGCACACTTATTACTCCAAGCT